TTGAATTGTTGACAACAAAATACCAAGAGTTAGTAAAGGAGTTAAATAAATAGTTATATTTATACTTTAGTTAATAATAGTTTTTGTTTTTGTTTTTAGAGAGGTAGCATTTATTTGTTACCTCTTTTTTTGTGTCAAATGTTAAAGTTTTGTTAAAATGTTGTGAGAAGTGATATGGTGTTGTATATTTGTACCATAATTAACAGTAAAAAAAACAAAATTATGTTATACGAAATCAAACATTACGAAACCAATTCATACAGAGAACTTTTAATCGATGTAATATCAGAACAACACAAAACATTGCTTTTAAAAGTACCTACTGCTTCTTATTGGAGTAGATTTGATACAGATTATCTTGAAAATTTTATGGTTAAAGTTTCAAAATTAATTGAACAAAAAAAAGGGGAGGCGTAAAAACCTCCCAATTATTAATTAAACAAAAGTCCTTAAAAAACAAGGCAATTTAAAAATGAAAAATAGAACAACAACATTAGTATTAACATTCTTTTTAGGAGTGTTTGGAGTTCACAGATTTTATCTTGGACAAACTGGATTAGGTATATTGTACCTACTAACACTTGGGTTTGGTGGATTACTACCAACTTTAGACTTCTTAATTATATTACTGTCAAGTAATGAAAATTTTGACAACAAGTATAATAAGCAACGTATACAACGTGAACAGATGAGAATGCAAAAGGAAACATTAGAAGCATTAAAAAACAAATAAGATGAAGCACGAAGAAAAATTACCAAAGTGGTTTACTCAAGGTGGTGGAGTGCTTTACAAAAAAGGAAATGTAATACATTTAAGAAATGAAAGCGTTGAATTAGATAATTTAGAAATGTCAATGTACGATTTTATACTTGGGTGTGAAGATAACGAAATGACTAATTTAAGTTCATATAAGAAAGCAATAGATTGGTTTAAAAATAAAAATAACGAAATTTACATAAAATTAATAAAATGAAACACGAAGAAAGATTAAACGATTTAATAGGTTTCTATGAAACGGGTAGCAATACTTATATACTTAACCAATTAAAAATTCTAAAGGAAGAAATCAAGTACGATCTATTAAAAGAAAGAGTAGACCAGACGAGTAAAATTAGCCAACTTTTTAAAACCAAATAAAATGAATAAAGATGATATATACGATGAGGTAATTGCAAGGTTCAACTACCTCTACCATACAGACCTAAAGGACGACCAGGTTAACAACACTATTTCAGACATTGTCGATTGCGTTGATAACTTTGTTAACAACCTAAATTGCAAAGAAGATTATTAACTATTACATTTGTTATAATGTATAAAACTAAAAACAATGGTAAATTTAAATTTAAGTCAACAAAGTATGCAACAACTTAATGACGTGTACGAAGCAAGGATTGATGCCCTACAAAACAACATCGAAAAATTAAAATTAATAATTAAAAACCAAAACTAATGGAACGAGAAAAACTAAAAGACTTGTATAAGAAATACGAGTTAACGCCTAACGAGATTTTTAAACACAAAAATTTTGTAATTATAACCCGACAAGGTATTGAGAAAATACAAGCCACAGAACAAATACTAATAAAGTTTGACGTTATAAAATGCGAAAGAGATTTTGCAGTTGTTAAAGCAACCGCAGCATTAAACAAAAAAGACCAAAATATCATACAAACGTATGGTAGTGCTTTAAGAGGTAAAACCTATGGAGAGGGCAACACAATGTCGCATTACGTAATGGAACTTGCAGAGAAACGTGCTTTAAGTAGGGCGGTATTAAAACTAACTGGTTTCTATCAACTTGGCGTATTTTCTGAAGATGAAAGCGATGACTTTAAAAAATCAAAATAATGTGGAGTAATTGTTGCGGTGCAGAACCGAGTTATATAAACGATAGTCTGTGTGGTGCTTGTTTAGAACACGCAGAGTTTGACGAGGAGGAATGTTAGAAAACATAAACAAAGAAAGCAGAGGTGTTGCTGCTTATGACAACACCAAAATTTAATTTATATTATATTATGAGTTCATTAATTGTAGGAAGTATTAGAGTAGACAAACTTCCAAAGGAGAAATTTATTCAAGGAAAAGATGGGGCGGTTTACGCTAACATCACAATCTCGGTAGGAGATGAAACAAGGTTTGGAAACAACGTAAGTATTTACGATAGCCAGACCAAAGAAGAACGTGAAGCAAAAGTGCAACGTAATTATTTAGGAAACGCAAAAGTTGTGTGGACTGATAACAAAATTACACTTGCAGATCGTGAGGACAGAGAAACGAAAACTACTGTGCCAGTTGACGAACAGAGTGGGGATTTGCCATTCTAAATTTATTGGGGTGTTATTATTTTAGCACCCCTTTTTTTATTATCTTACAAAAAAAATAAATATGGAAAAACAACAAGAACTAAAACTAACTGAAAAACAAACTGAAAAATTAATGCTAATGGAATACCTTGAAACAGAGTGTTCCGTTGATATTGAAAAAGAAGTTAAATATCCACCCGTAACATTATCGTTTGGAGAGAAACTAATAAAAGCAGAGGAGGGAGATAATTTAGTTCCAATAGCATTAGGAACTTATGGTAATCTATCGGTAATTACTGCACCACCTAAAACAATGAAAACTTTTTTTGTATCACTATTAGCATCGGTTTACTTATCAGACCAAAATATATATGGTGGCAAATTAAAAGGACATAGAGGAGATGGACATTTATTACATATAGATACCGAACAAGGAACTTGGCATTGTTCTAAAGTGTTTAAAAGACCTTTACAGATGGATAGTAGTATTCCAAAGGATAACTACCACCACTACGCTTTTAGACCGTTAGATCATCAGACAAGGATTGATATGATAGAACATTTACTTGAAACAAAGATTGACAAACCAAGTTTGATTATTATTGACGGTATTGCCGATTTATGTGCCGATGCAAATTCTATTATAGAAACAAATAAATTGGTACAAAAGTTGATGCTTTGGAGTGCGAAGTATAAAGTACATATTATAAATGTTATACACCAGAATTTTGGTAGCACTAAATACGGAACTGGTCACTTGGGTAGTTTCCTTGAAAAGAAAGCAGAAACAGTTATAGCATTAGAAGCAAACACAGTACATAAGGAACAAGTGACGGTAAAGTGTGGAAGAAGCAGAGGTTACGCATTTGAAACTTTTTCTTTTAAAGTAAATGACGTAGGTCTGCCAACAGTAGTAGAAGCAATATATAATCCATTAGCGTAATGAAAGAAATATTTAAACAAATAAATAATTATAAAAACTATAAAATATCTAATTACGGTAATATATTATCATTAAACACAAACGCTTTAATGAAACCATATATTAATCAAGGGCGTAAACAAATTCATTTATATAAAGACGATAAACGTAAAAAATATTATATACACCAACTTGTCGCTATGGCTTTTTTAAATCACAATCCTTGTGGGTTTAATTTAGTTGTAGATCATATTGACAACAATCCTTTAAATAATAGATTGGATAATTTGCAGTTAATTTCTCAAAGAGAAAATTCAAGCAAAGATAAAACAGATGTTGGTATTAGTTGGAATAAAAAACGAAATAAGTGGAGGGCGAGTATTAGAGTTAATGGAAAGCAGATTAATTTAGGTAGATACGTTAATAAACAAGATGCTTTAAATGCTTACCAAAACGCATTAAATAAATTATGATTAATAAACAAATGACATTGTTGGCACAAAAACAAGAGGATTGGATTAGGATCGTTAAGTCCTTTGGTTGCCAAACAGTAGTAGCAGAAGATTTAGTTCAAGAAATGTATTTGAAGATACATCAAAGACTAAACAAAGATTTAAACATAATGTTCAATGAAGAAGAAATCAACTATTACTATGTTTATAGAACGCTACACACTTTGTTTTTAGATTTAAAACGCAAGGAACAACGGGTTAAAAAGGTTTATATTGAAGATGTGGATATTGACCAACCAATTGAAGATATTGATTATGTTGGTGCTTATGAAAAGATTGAGGAAGAACTGAACAAAGCCTACTGGTATAACCGTAAGGTATTTGAAATAATAAACGGTGGGGAGAGTGTTGCAGACTTATCACGCAATAGCGGAATAAACTATTACTCGCTTTACAATACATACAGAAAAATGAAAGAACAATTAAAAAAACTATTATGATTAAATTTAATCCTACATTTAAAATACTCGCTAAAGAATTAGCGTTAGGTAGACAAGCAGTAAATGAGAAACTAACAAAATCAAATCCAGCAATGGACGCTGGTGCTAAAAAAAACCTTGAAATGGATATCAAGGGTAATTTAGGGGAAATAATTGCTATTGATCATCTAAACAAAAAAGGTAAATCATTTGAAATTGCACAGATGCTTGCAACACACCCAGAGAAAAGTTGGGATATAAAATGTGGCAATAAAAAGATTGATGTTAAAACTTTGTATTCAGACAAGAAGTATTCTAAAAACAGATTAATGATAAACAAAGACGCACATCACAAAGGCAAAGGCGTTATTGATTTGTATTGGTTCGTTATAGTTGAAAACAATA